TTCTAAGCTATTAATTAACTCAGTAGCTACTATGTCATCAGAAACTCTTCTATATCTTACGTATAAGTCATTCGGTATTGTATAATACGTTACTGTCCAGCACTCACCTTGTGGTAAAACCGGTGCAGGTGTTGGGGCTGCTGTTGGTTCTGGTGTAGGTGCTGGTGTTGGTGCATTAGTAGGAGCCGGAGTTGGAGCTGCTGTTGGTTCTGGTGTTACAGGAGCAGGAGTAACCGGTGCATTAGTCGGTGCAGCAGTTGGTTCTGCTGTTGGTGACGGAGTTACAGGAGCTGCTGTTGGAGCAGCGGTTGGTTCAGGTGTAGGAGATGGTGTTGGTGCCGCTGTTGGAGCATTTGTAGGAGCTGCTGTTGGACTTGGAGTCGGAGCAGGTGTTGGAGCTGCTGTTGGAGCAGCGGTAGGTGCTGGTGTTGGTGCAGGAGTTGGTGCAGGTGTGTTTAGTAAAGCAATAAACTTAATATCACACTCTGCTCCTGTTATATCTAAAGTACAGTCTCTTTCAAATACAGCATAAAATGTATTTAAACTACTGCTATAAGGTACTTTGATTAAATGGTCTGTTGAATAGGTAGGGAAGTTAATATCAAATGCAGCAGCTCCTTGAGGTCGTGCTGAATTCCATTTTTTTCCTGTTACCCATTTCTTAAGTACGAATCCAGCAGATCCTGTTGCTATATAACTAGCTGATGGATAAGGCTCGTAAATAAAAACTTTATTAGAACCTGAAATACCTCCTTCGTATTGTTGTGCATAAGAAGAAGTAAGTGCCGGTCCTATTAATCTAACTGCCCCGGTTGGGAACATTACTGCAGATCCGTCTGTATCTGAACCTGTTACAAATGCATTAAAGTAGAAGCCCCATTTACCGCGAAAATAATCCATATCATCTTCGACTGTATAAAAGCCTTGTCTAGCTGGCCAGACATGTGAATGCAGACCCTGTAAATCATTTTCAACAAGAAAATCATTTAAGTGATCGTCAACATTTATTCCACTACCGGTATTGGGGAACTGATAACTTGGCATCTACCTATACTAATTAATTATATTTTATAAATAGCAATTAAGACTCTATTTTACTTGCTATCCATTTATAAGTTTCAGTTAAACCTATATGTAAAGGTTGTGTTGGTGCCCAACCTAACTTCTCTTTTATCAAAGTGTTGTCTGATGTTCTACCTCTTACTCCTTGTGGACCTGGTATGTTTTTAATATTAATAGCTTTACCTGCTAGTTCAGATACTAAGTTAGCTAACCCATTCATTGAGATAATCTCTTCAGAACCTATGTTAATTGGTTCTTTGTAGTCTGAATTCATTAAACGACGAACGCCTTCTATTGCTTCATCAATATACAAGAAAGAACGAGTTTGTAAACCGTCTCCCCATACTTCTATTTCACCGTTTGTCGGTGTCTTTGCAACTTTACGGCATATAGCTGCTGGTGCTTTCTCTTTTCCACCATCAAACGTACCTTCTGGACCAAATATATTGTGGAATCGAGCAATTCGTATATCTATCCCAAAATTACGGTTATAAGTTGCGTATAATCGTTCAGAAAAAAGTTTTTCCCATCCATACTCTGAATCAGGTTGTGCTGGGTATACAGAATCTTCTTTACAGTTTGGATTTTCAGGATCTAACTGGTTATGTTCGTTATATACACAGGCAGATGATGCGTAGAATATCTTTTTAATGTTTTTCTTATGTGCTTCGTTTAGTACGTTGAGATTTATTAACATTGAATTATGTACTACATCTGCATCATGATCTCCGGTATTAATATACCCAGCTCCTCCCATATCTGCTGCTAACTGGTACACTTCATCAAAGGGTGCTTGATTTGGTGCATACATAACCACAGATGTCTTTAACGGGTCTCTTAAATCCGCAATAACAAAGTCGTCTGCTGTTGAATTTGAGAAATCTGGGTGTTTAATGTCTACACCTCTTACCCAGTATCCTTCTGATTTTAATCTTGTAACTAAATGCGAACCGATAAAACCACCGGCACCAAGTACTAATGCTGTTTTCATATGTTTATTTTTTTATATAATAATCTTCTAATACTAATCCGTCCATTTGTGTGTTATTTAACATCCAAACTGCATCTTTATAACTGTTTAGGATTGGCTTACCCCCTATGTTAAAAGAAGTATTTAATAATACTCCTACTCCTGTTCTCTCATATACTAAGGTTAGTAGGTTATATAAAAATGGATTTTGTTCTCTTGTAACTGTCTGCACTCTGGCTGTTCCGTCTACGTGAGTGACTGCCTTTAGTACATCTCTATACTCCTCCCTAACTTTTGGACAGAAAGACATCCATCTAGATTCTTGATCAAATTCAAAATACTTATTAACATCTTCTAGTCTAACTACTGGAGCAAAAGGTCTGTAATACTCTCTATTTTTAACCTTAGCATTTAATGTATCTTTCATATCAGGTAGACATGGGTTACATAGAATACTTCTATTACCTAATGCACGAGGTCCTACTTCAGATCTACCTCTTACTACTCCTATTATTCTGCCTTTTATAATCTCATCTGCTAGAGCTTCTGTTACTTTCTCTGCTTTATAGGTCTGTACGTAATCCTGAAGCTGAAATTTATCCCAGGCTTCTGGTCCTGCATATGTTGCATCAAAAGCTTCTTTAGGTTTAAGAAAGTCTAACATAAAACCTAAGGAAAGACCGCAATCACTTGGATTTGGTGGTACAAAGGTCTTTGTAATGCTGTTTAATTTTGTATTATTTAATATATTTAGCCCACAGCCTCCTGCTATTGCTAAATTATTACTAGCTTTTGCTATATCGTCTTTACTTACTTCAAAGAATATATCTTCAAATATTTTTTGAGATGTAGCTGCTATATCTAATTCCAATTGACCGGTTAACTCATCTGGGAATCCTAGAGCTTCTTTCATCTTATTATAGTTAAACTCTCTTAGTTCTCTAGTACCGTGGTGCCCTGTGTAGAACTCTCTCATAATAGGTATAAACTCTTCTCGAATATTACCATACCCGCATAAGCCCATTAACTTGCCTGCATATACTAAGTAAGCTTTAACCCAATCTTCACGTTTAATAGAAGAACAGTAGTGTCCTATCTCCGCATACTTTTCTCCAATATTATAATCGTAATTCATCCAAGCAAACTTAACTCCTTCTTCTCTAGTAGCTGTATAGAAGTTAAAACAACCGTCATTTCCACCTCCGTCGTAGGTAATTATTACAGCATCTTGCAAGTCTGATTGATAAAAAGCTCCGGATGCATGACCGAATTGATGAAATACTTCTACTAACTTTTTAGCATTGAAAAAAGATAAAAATTTACTTTCACTTCCTAAGTAGTTTATGTAGGTACGGGTATCCTCTTGGTTACAAATTAAATGTTCATATTCTTCTGCACCATACTTGTCTTTAAAGTACTTTAAGATATCCTTTATTACATTGAAAGGTTCGTGAGCAGGTAAATACCAAATTAAACCTCCGTTCTTAATATTAGTATAACGTTCTACTTCTAAGACTTCTAATATTTTTCCGTCTTTTTCTAGAGTAAGGGATGCGTTATGCCCTGAGTATATTGCTAAATTATACATTTACTAGTTTTTTGTTTATAAAGTCAATGCCAGCGAAGTCAGCATATTGTTGTAAAGTCCTTTTATTACCTAATCCGTACTTGCCTAAATCTCCTCCTTCTATTAACATCCTAAGTCTTGCTATTGCAGTTCTGTGTCTTGTATTTGCTTCTTCGTTAGGTGCTGTATTATAATGCTTTTTCGGTACTGAGTTATGTGTTCTATGCCATGCTACTATCTGCGAAGGTGTATACATGTCGTAACCGTTTGTATAAGATCTAATAGCTAAGGCAAACTCTTCTCCGGTATAGTAATGTTCCGGGTCTTGTTCAACGTTAACTACCCATTCGCCATCCGCAAATATAAATCCTCCATATAACAATATAATACTTTTTGGCTGAAATCCAATATTTATTTCATTTTCATATCCCCCATAGTTAGGCCAGTACTCTGCCGATAAACTAGCAATTTTAGGAATATTCATCCTATCTAAGTCTGCAAAATGTCTATACGAATGATCTACACCAGTTTCATCATCTCTATGGTAGGGTGGTGGTAAGAAAGATAGTAAAGGTTTAATACCTGTAGAGGCTAATGCTTCGTAATCTCTAATAAGTATCTCATCCCAATCCTGCACAAAGCGGGTATGTGAATCTACTTGTAAACTATATTTTTCTCCATTGTACTTAGTTTGTGCAATTTGTCTTGCCCAACACCCTCCTTTTGATTCTTGATATGGAAACTTTGTAATCTGTAAATTGTAAAAACCTGCAAGATCATCTATACAGTTTTCACCTGTCTTAATATTATCGTCGTGCTGTAGGCATACTGAGAAGTGTAAGTTTTCAGGGTGTTTAGCAGTTCGTATACAGTCTAAGATTGTATGTCTTATTTCGTAATCTAGATAGCTAGCAATAGCTATAAAAATTGTATTATCCATTTTTCTTTATATAATAATCTTCTAATAAAAGAGCATCCATTTGTTTATTGTCTAAAACCCAAAGTGCATCTTCGTATGTATTGAGGATTGGTTTACCTGCTATATTAAAAGATGTATTTAAAATTACTCCAATTCCTTTTTGATTATGCATTTCTGTTAACAAGTCATACAAAAATTCATTCTGCTCTCTTGTAACTGTCTGCACTCTAGCTGTTCCGTCTACGTGAGTAATAGCTTTTAAAATATCCCTGTACTCTTTTCTTACTTCTGGGCAGAAAGACATCCATCTAGATTCTTTATTCCAGTCAAAGTACTTATTAACGTCTTCTAGTCTAACTACTGGTGCAAAGGGTCTGTAGTATTCTCTACCCTTTACTTTAGCGTTTAGAGTATCTTTCATTTCTCCAATTGTTGGGTCACATATAATACTTCTATTTCCTAACGCTCTTGGCCCATGTTCTGATCTACCTCTTACAACTCCTATAATCTCTCCGTTAATTAACTTTTGAGTAAGTTCTTGAACCTGTGTCTTGGTGCCTTTTCTTTCGTATAGAATTTTAGTTAGCTGGTTTCTATCCCATACTTCCGGACCTATGTAAGTAGTGTCTACAGGTACATGAGGTCGTATCTTACTACATACTAATCCGACTGCTAATCCCGTATCATTTGGATTAGGAGTAACAAAGATCTCTCTAGTCTTTGCTAACTTGGTATTAAGTAAGATGTTTAACCCGCAGCCTCCGGTGATAATAAGTGGAAGGTTGTTATATAGTTCTAAGATATTTCTTGTTTCTTCTTCAAATAACTGCTCAAAGACATACTGATTAGTGGCTGCTAAATTCTTTGCATAGGTACCTTCGAATCGTGTCTGTTCCGATTCTATATTGAATATCTTCATAAAGCGAATTAATGCTTCGCTTATATTATCTGTTGTGTTGGAAATATAGAATTCTCGGAAAGATTCTATTAAGCTGTTATCTACTTTCCCGAAACCGGCTAAGCCCATTAACTTTCCGGCATAAACTAGATTCCCTGTATATATCCACTCTTGTTTTATATCTGAAATAAAGTGAGCAGGCATCATATAAGAGACTGCATAGTCTTTCTTACCTACATATATTTTTTCAATAGGATTCAAACTATCTTTGTCTCCTAAGTATATGTTAAAAAACCCTTCATCACTTCCTCCGTCAAACGAAATGATTAAAGCCTTTTTAAAGCTTGATTGATATAGACCTGAGTAAGCATGAGTCTCATGATGAGGTAACCAGGAGTAGCTGTTAGCAGGAAAAATCTTCCACATCTCTTTATCTACAGAGTTGTATACTACGTTATCGTAAGTAGTTACTCCATATTTGCTCTCAAAGTAGTTTTTTATTTCAGTAAGAATCTCTACTACATTCTCATGATGACCCCAGTAAAAGAAAGCAGCGTTTTTTACGTTAATTAATCTTTCTAGTTCTACTACTTCTAAAACCTCACCTTTATATGATATAGCTAAGCTACCATTATGGGATCCAAAAAAACCTAAATTAAACATATTACCTTTTTAACTTTATATTAAAATAATTTTCTAAATCCTCTAATGTTCTAACATGTGTTTGTTTAAATAAAAAATCATTTAGTAATTCTCGTGCATGGTCTTCTATAAAATACCTTCCATTATGTTCTCTATAAGGCTCATCTGTAGCCTCTACTTTAAAGTTATAGTTATGCCATATCGTAGCTAAAGATGGTGTTTTTAGATTCCATCCTTTTAAATAACTTAAGAAAGTCTGAAAATCCTCTTCGCCGTTAAACCTAATATTATCAGGTATTTTTACCTCATCTAACCACTGTCTTCTCGTAAATAAGAATCCAGCTGCTGCCCATCTAGTATCCGCTACTTCATAATCTACTAAGGTAGGTAAGTTCTCGGCAATACATCTATTATCGTCTGGGCTTGTTTCTAATAAGAACTTTCTAATACGGAGAGGTGTATTGTTTGGTTTTTCTAAGTACTTTTTTTCATAATCCGGTACATCGAAATGGTTAGGGTAGGTTGTAAGAATTACTTTATCTTGTTCAAGACTATTGTATTGATTTATCAAAATAGCATCCCAAGCTTGTCTAAACCTACTATGAGAATCTATTTGAAGAAAGTAATCTTGATTGTCTACAAGCTCATTTTTAATTCTATTTCTAGCATATACAACACCTTTTGCTTCTTCTTTTGGTGTAAATATAATTTTTAAATTTGGAAAATTATACTCTTTTAATTTTGTGTAAGCTTCTTCTGTATCTTGTAAATTAACTCCTACGTAAACTCTACTAGGGTCAATTGCTTCTTCGTACAGACTTTTCAAAGTGTCTATGAGTTGAGAATCACAGTAACTAGCTATTGATACAAATATACTCCCATTGCCGAAGTCCCAACAATCCTTATACTCTCTAAACCAGTTACCTTTAAAGTGATGTTCTACAACAAACGGTATTTGATATCCTTGGTTGTACTTTTCGGTATTTAAGTAATACTCCTTATCTTCTATGTCTGACATATACCCTCTCATTCTGTATATGTAAGAAGATAATGTTGAATGGCTATTACCTATAAATTTGATACTACGGGTACATATAAACTGCTCAATAATAGGAATCCAATTACTGTCAAATTCATTATATATACTAACTTGATTTTTTATATCATCATAAAAGGAAACTTGGTAAAGGCCCATAAGAGGTCTAAAAAAGTCCTTATCTTTATGATCTGTCGCAATATATAACTTACTTCCTTGTGGTATTATATCTTTTATATTTTCTAATATCTGTTCACAGGTAATAAATAATTCTTTATATTGAAAGTCATTTCTACGAATATGGATAGAGTAGTAGTTTTTATCTCCTAATTTATTAATAAACTGCCAAGCTAAATCAAAAATATCTGTACGGTATCTAACATGTTTAGCTATAAGTTTTTTTATCTCTACATCTAAACTTGTATATAATGTCTGATGGGTTACACCTAGTAGGTTTGATTCAAGGAATAAGTATTCTTCTCCTGTAAAGTATTCTTCGCTTTTTAGAACTGGTCGGTGTTTATGAAACTTAACCGGAACATCTATTTTTTCGAAATTCATAACATGCTTAACTGCATCGTAATCTAACACTTTGCAGATACTCTTTACACTATCGTAAGTATGTTCTAATCCTTTCTCATCACAGAATTTACTAAATGGTATAGATATTACTCCTAAGTCTGAGGTATCAAAGAAAGATTCCATACTTGAATTTCCTTCTAGTAGGTACATTCTATACTCTGGTGTTAATACGAGTTTTCGATTAGTCAAGTATGCTAGACATACTGCTAATTCTAGAGACATTCTTATATTATTAAATCCACCAGGCCAAGGTCTAAATAAAATGTAACCTTTGCTTCCATCATAAAACTTAAATATACTAGAAAAGTTCCACTTTGTATAATATAGATAATCTGTTCTAAACTGATCGACACTCGTAACCATCTTATTACTTGCTTCGCTTATTATGTTTGATAAATCGTATTTTTGTGTTTGATCAAATGTATGATCTTGTTTGAAAAACATCTTATTACCTTTTTTATCTGAAATCACATTAGGGTAATGTAGTATGTTTCCTATTATAGGTCTACCTGCATCATTCCATGCAGTACAGGTCCCAATATCTTCAACTAAGTCGACTTTTATATTAGAGTCTTTTATTGCATAATCTAATCCCCACATTTCTGCTTCCCATCTTCCTTCTTTTTTTCGAATCTGCTCACAGTACTCTGTATACTTCTTATAAAACTTTTTTAAGGTCTTAAATTTTAGAGCGAAAGGGTACATTATACCTCTACTGTTTAAAGGATCTTGTTCTCGATCTTCCCATCCTGTAAGAGGTACAAAATGTATAAACTTTTGACCAATTATATGGTCATCTTCTAGATTAAAATCTACTGCTTTGGTAAACACCATATCAGGATCTAAAAATAAAAGTTTATCTCCATCCTGAAAGTGGTTATTTTCACATAACCATTCTACAGATTTATACTTATTAGGTATACCGCCCCACCAGTCATCGTTAGCTGTTTGCCAATTGTGTGCATAGTCTGGTTGGTCTATTACTATTGAATCAGATAAAAAGCTAAAATCTGGGTTTTCATGTCTATGTCCATAATCTCCAGAGAGTAGAACGACTAATTTACCTTTTTGATTTACTTTCTTTAAAGACCAATGTAATAGTTTTAGCTGCCATGCTTGGTACTCACATCTACTAGTTCCGACAACAATATAGTCCATTTATTTAGGTACAAATTTATAATCTGCAAATGTATAATGTAAAAAGAAATTTCTAAAGAATTCTCCTTCAAAAGGTTCAATACGGCCGTGTTTATTAGTAGCAGACTCATATAGAATCATTTCTCCAGGTTCTGCATAAACTTTATGCCATCTTCCTAAGTGGTCTTGTATATCTAAAGGCCAGTCTCTATCTACTTGCTTATCCACTATTACAATAGAAGATATATGGTGAGTTACTAAAGTATCTGTGTGTGGTTCTAAGATAGCTCCTCTTTTATAAGATCTAATTCCATAAATCCACTTTGGAACTAAACGTTCTTTATTCCCTATAAATTCTTCATGAAGTGGTTGCAACTCTTCAGCAATAATCTCTCTTATTCTAGTAAAAGAATCCATCGGGAACATTTCTACTGGTGCGTTTCCTTGGTCATCATGTATAAAGTCTGTAATACCGTTCCAAAACTCTGGTCTAACACTAGGTTTTAGTAAATTATAAGCTTCTGTGATTAGTTGGAAGGTTTTTTGCGGAACTTTAACAACTTTAAATCCTAATTCAGAAAGTCTTGGTAAATCCTCTTGTCTTGAAAATACTTTTTCAGTAGGTTGCTGTGGTTGTGTCATTTCTAAGTATTCTTTTGCAAGTCTAGCATCTTCCGAGCTATTAAATACATTTTCTCTAAACCATTTAGTAATAATTACCTTTCTACCCCTTTTAACAGGTAAACCTGCATGCAAAGCAGCAGAGTTTTCAGTACCTGTACCGTTTGAGTTCTTCCAAACTACTGCCATACCTTTTTGAGGTGTAAAAGTCTTCTTAAGGGTAGGGAAATCTGTTTCACCTCCTTCTTCTACATCATTAAGGTATATCATAAACGTCCAGGTTCTCTGACCGCTTGATAAACAGTGGTTGTGGTATGCCTCTTTACCAAAAGCATCCTGGTGGTGTCTAAATTCTTGACCTACTTCGTAGATCTGTCCTTGTGTAGGTTCCGAGTAAGGAGCTTCTATCCCTAACTCAATATACATTTTCTGATTAACGTTGCTAACAATCGGGTCTAAATCAGATAATACCGATGTTGAGCTGGTACGACCTTCATCGTACTTTACAGACTGTGCTCCTTGTCCAGCAACGCTTGAACGGACGCTTCCGTTTTCTGTTAACCTAACAATATGATCGCATTCTTCGTTGGTTAGAAATTGTGAGATAGTAAACATCTCCAATCCATGTTCGTTTCCTACGTATACTCTTTCCATATAGTTTATTTTTTCTTTTTATCCGTCACAAGCTACACAGTCTTCTGCTGTTCTACTACCAATGTCTCCATTAATTACAGAATCTGTTCTTAAATAATATAAGGTTTTTATTCCTAACTTCCAAGCCGTCTGGTGAACTAAATTAATAAATTTAGGACTATCTGTTGGGTCAAAAGCTAAATTTAAAGACTGAGTCTGATCTATATACTGTTGACGAATTGCTGCTTGTTCTATTAACTGTAATTGGTTAATCTCAGCAAATGTTAGGAAGATTGGTTTATCTTCTGTAGGCATAACATCTTCTGGTAGATTTGCAATAGAACCTCTATCTTTCATAATCTGATCCCATACTTCGTCTGTATTGTGACCTCTCTCTAATAAATAGTTTTCTAGTTCAGGATTTTTACGAATAAAAGTTCCCTTTCCTGAATTAAATGTATAAATGTTTGCCGGTAATGGTTCAATACCTGCTGATACACCTCCTGAGATAGTTGAGTTAGATACTGTTGGAGCAATTGCTAGTAAGTGGGTATTTCTCATACCTGTACCTTTACACCAAACTGGTTCTCCATACTCATCTGCTAACTTTCTAGAAGCAGCTTCTGCTTGTGATTTGATTTGAGAGAAGATCTGATGTGTTAGGCTATTTGCTGCAATACTAATAAAAGGAATTTTCTTCTCTTGTAATAATGTATGCCATCCTAATACACCTAAACCAATAGCTCTACCTTTTTTAGCAGAACGGTGAGCTCTAATTAAAGATTCTTTTCCGTTAGTCTTAACTAAGAACTCTTCCATTACTCCGTCTAAGAAGTAAATTGCAGTCTCAACTAAGTCTGTGTTTTTCCATTCATCCCACTTCGCTAAATTAACTGAACTTAGACAACAAATAAAACTATGTTCTTCGTCAGTATGTAAAGTGATTTCCGAACAGATATTCGTCATAGTCACTTCTAAATTATTCTTAATATATGCAGGAGGGTTAGCGTTATTTACATTATCTTTAAACATAATATAAGGCTCTCCTGTCTCTACTCTAGCCTTTAGTATTTCTACCCAGACTTCCATTGCCTCAGGGTCTCTACGCTCGATCTTTTGCATAAAGCTATCATCCACTACAACGCATTGGTGTAGGTTTAGACACTGTCTATTAGGATCTCCCTTAGGTCGTCTAATTTGTAAGAATTCCTTAATATCTGGATGGTTAATGTCTAGATTTACGGAAGCTGCTCCTCTACGTACTGCTCCTTGATTAGTTGCAATAATAGTAGAGTCATAGATCTTAGCCCAAGGAATAACTCCTTCTGATTGTCCTAAATCTCCATTACCTATCTTAGACCCTCTTCCTCTAATTTTAGAAAGACCAATACCGACACCTCCGCCTAGTGAAGTCAATCTCATTAATTCAGCATTTGTTAATCCAATACCTCTAATAGAGTCCGGAGTATCAATACCAAAGCATGAGATAGGTAAGCCTTTGTCTGTACCTGTGTTAGATAAAACGGGTGAAGCTAAATTTAACCAACCCTTCCACATATATTTAAAGAACTTAGCAGCTAAATCTGGACGATCTAATCGTGCTGCTACCGTATCTGATACTCGTTTGTATGCTTTTCGAGGAGTCTCTCCCGGTAGGAGATACCCTTTAGAGATTGTTGATAAAGAAATTTCGTTCATCCATTCAGGATAATCTTTTCCTGCTTCCCAGGTGGAAGTATCTACTTGTAATGCCATTATATAATCTAATTAAATTTTATTAAAATGCTGTTGACCAATCCATATGACCTTTAGAGTAGTTTGTTACTCTACTTGCAAAAAAGTCTGTATGTTGTTTACCTGCAATTACTGCATCAAACCACTTCATAGTCTTCAATGCTCCTGCATCAATCTGGTCAGAAGGGATCAAAGGTTTTAAACCTAGATCACCCATTTTAGTATTAACCCTATGCTTAATAAAGTTCTTAAGATCTTCTTTAGAAAGGTTTTCTAAATCTCCTAATTCAAAAACTTTATCAATAAAATCGAACTCTAGTTTAAGAGCTAAATGAGCTGCTGTTTCGATTTCACTCTGTAACTTTTCTGTATTAATCTCTGGGTACTCTGAAAGCAATTGTCTAAATAACCAACAACCTGCCTCTGAGTGAAGAGATTCATCTCGTACAGACCATTCAACAATCTGTCCGATTCCTTTCAGTTTATTTCTCATCTTAAACGATAATAATACTGCAAACGAAGAAAATAGATTAACTCCTTCTGTAAATGCTGAGAATATAGCTAATGATTTAGCTCGTTCATGCCAATCAGGAGTTCCATCGTGGCTGTCTCTAACATTCATTAATGATTCAATCTTTGCTTTAGTAGCTTCGTCTTCCAAGAATTCTGCAAAGTTATCTAAACCTAACTGTTCGTTAAGTAGTGAATAAGCTTCTGCATGTATAGTTTCAAAAGATCCGAAAGTAACACCCATCATAATAATTTCTGGTTTTCTAAACCAGCTAGTTACTAACCCTGTCCAGTAGTCATTTACTACTGTTTCTGTTTGAGCGAATCCTTTTAATATACCACCGACTACATTCTTCTCATGATCTTTCAAATTAGACTTCCAATCTGTAACATCTTGTGCCATTGGAACTTCTGTATGAAGCCAATGCGCTTGTTGTTGCTTTAACCAATAGTCATACGCCTTAGGGTATTCAAACGGCTTGTAAACAACTCTTTCATCTCTTAGTCCCATAGTATATTTTTAATGTGTTAAATAATAAAATCCCCGAGGTTCTAAGCATTATTTTGCTTTCGGGGATGTAGAAATAAATAGCTTCTACTACTATTTGTTATTGATTTTGCTCGAAAAATTTCTTAGCAATTTCAAAGTGAGTACCTTGCGGACTGCTGCTATCATCATCTATACTTGCTTTACCTTCAATCTCAATATGCCCGTTATTTGTATCCATTTTTACATTATATGTCATACCATCTTGGCCATATCTATTCTTCATAACGTGCAAGCGTCCTGTACCTAATACTTTATCTTCTTTCTGTCTTGATAATGAAAGACAAATATCTGCTACCATCATCTTATCATAAGAGCCGGCTGCTTTATCACCTTCGATAACTGAGTCTTTAGCACCCATACGGTTAACCTGAGAAGGTGTTAGTACCGGTATTTTTAACTCTTTAGCTAAACTCTTAGTAGCGATAAACACATCATCGATCTCGTCTTTACGCTCTGAGAATTTACCTCTTGAAGGTGCTTTAAGGTAGTCTACGTAGTCAATAACAATTAAGTCTGGTTTATGTCCCATATCAATACACTTTTGAACATGGCTCTTAATGTTATTTACTGTTGCTGCTTTAGGAGCATACTCCTTTACTATCAATCTACCTTTAAGGTTATTAATATGCGTCTCTACTTCTTTTCGATGTTTATTAACCTCATCAATAGAGTATCCTGTGAAGTAGCAGTCAAATCGCTTACCTACATAATCTTCTCCTAACTCTAAGGTATAGTAGTTTACTTTGAAGCCTAGTTTTACAGCATGAGCTGCTGCTGCCACCATCGTCCAAGATTTACCACCACCCGGGTTACCAAATACGATGATCAAGTCACCAGGTCCCCAGCCTCCTTGAATAGACTCGTTTAATAACGGCCATGGAGTAGGTATAGTTGGTCTGTAGTCTGTTCTATATCGAGACTCAACATCTTTATCATACTCGTGTCCGATATTCTTATCCATTGCAGCTTTCATAGCTTTCTCAATCAGGTTACGAATGCCTTCGAAATCGCTTTGCTTTAATAAGTCTGCTGAGGATAAAATAGCTGCTTTCATTTCTTGATTCTTACAGAATGTAGTAAATTCTTCTTCTACATAATCTAAGTCATCTTGAGAAGCGGCGTATGAGTTTCTCAGTTCTTCTTTTACTGCTACCTGTAAAACTTCGTTTTCAATCTTCTGAAGTTCTACTTTTAAAACATCCATAGTAACAGTAGTATGGTACTTATCGAAGTATTTTAAGATCTGTCCGATGATCCACTTATGTGTATCTGAATCGAAATACTCTTCTCTTAATACATCTCTTACTGTTAGTAGGAAGCCTTTATCTGTAAGTAAGGCGCCTATTACTTTAATCTGGAAGGGTTTTCCATATTGCGTTAACTTCTGCAATGTCATATAACTTATTGTTTAAAAACCGTTAATGTTCTAAAATTCTCTAACCATCCTTCTGTGTTCTTAGTAATACCCTCGATCTTATCTACGTCTAGTAGATGTAAAAAGGCTCCTGTCTGTAGAGGTGGAATAGGCTCTTTTAATACACTTAATATATGAAGAATTTCTTTATCATCCAACTGACCTTCATGCAAATTCATCAGTTGATAATTTGTTTTTACCCGATCCCAACTGTGGATTATCTTAGCAAAAATTGACTTACCGTCTAGGTTTTGTTCACATATTGAATAGATATCTTCTAGCTCGTAGTTAGGGTTAGTTAACAAGCCTGGGAATTCTTTAGTTAAGGTTTTTAAACCTAGACCCTTGACTCCGGAAAGGTTATCTGAGTTATCTCCTAATAATGCTTTTACGATATTGTAATTCTGAGGAAGTACTTCAAGCTCTTGTACAATATTATCTTTAGTATAAAGTGTTTTCTTAATAGGAGAGTATACTGAGATACATTCATCTATTAGTTGTAGAAAATCTTTATCAGAAGATACGATTGTTACCCCTTTACCTGATGCTGATGCTCCTAATGCTAAATCGGCAATAATATCATCTGCTTCTAACTTCTCCATTGTTAGGCTCTGTACTGGTAAGCATTCGAGGTAATCTCTTAATCTATCTAACTGAGCAGATAGTGATTCATACTCTTCTTGTTTATTTTCATACATGCCCCAGTTAGTAATTCTGGTATGTTGTCTCTGTGCTTTGTAGTTAGGGTCTATATTCTTTCTATTAATAGAAGATCCTTTTCCATCAAATACACAAACTACTCTTGTAGGGTCGATTGTACGTACTAGGTATCCTAGTGATCTTAAGAAGCCTACAAGACCACCGATATGGTGGCCTTGAGGGTTCATCGCTCTTAGAGTTGAGAAGCTACGAATAAAAGTATTCATAGAATCTATGATCAAGATATGATCGTTTAACTCTCTAGGCGGGGATTCTTTAAGGTTGTTTATAATTTTGCTATAGTCTGTCATTAGTCGTCTAGTAGGTTTGGTAGGATTTCATCTTCTTCCATGTCACCTTCCTCGACTAAACTAAAATCAATAGATCCTAAAAGCTTCAACCAGTGTTCTTTGTGCTGGTCTTTATACTTATCGATTGCTTTCTTATCGTCGGCAATAAAACCGTGAGGGGTCATTACAATTCTTCCTCTTGTCTGTACTCCTTCAATATGGTTCTTTTCAATCTGTATATTTGTTCTTTTAGCAAATTCAACCTGTAATCCGCTTTTTATAGCTTTAATCTTAGAGGTACCCGGGTTAGTAATGTTTCCAAAAGTGATTACTAATGTTGCATCATACCACATCGACATTCCACCTTTGTTTTGTAACTTAGGTTGTGACATCGGTGAGTCTGGTTTCTGTGTCCATACTTTGTTGATAGCTACTAACGTATTAGTATATGGACTTCCTTCTTTTCGAGATAATAATATCTTCTGGTTTAAGTTGTTTCCAAACTGAGTAGACATTGCTCCTGCATTCCATTCATTATTGTTCTTGTTAGAACGTACTGATAAGTCACATGGTACTGAGCCTACTGAGTCCCAGAAGAAACATAAATCGTGAGGTAAGTTACCTTTAGCTTGTTCGTCTAAAAGGTCTGCTATATAAGATGCTACGTCTTCGATAGTATTTAATGTACCTCTATCTGCATAGAGGAAAAATCCTTCGTAGTCTGTAATCTCTCCAGTTGATTCGTCTATGACTTCTTCAAACTGTAGACCCATCTCTTTAGCATGTTGCCATGACCATTTCATCTCCGTAATAATTAATACCGGTAATATACCTTGCTTTTGTGCTGCTACTGCTGCTTCTAACAAGGCAGTTGTTTTACCTGTATCACTATGTCCTCTTAATAAGGTAATATGTCCTGTCGGAATACCTGGGATAGAAGTAATGTCTTGGAAAGCTTTTGACAAAGGTATCCACCCCTGCTCTTTAAACTTTACCGAAGCATTAGCAAATCCTTTCTTCTTCTTGAAATTACCTAGATTAAATCCACCCTTTACTATAGCAGCTGCTTTTTCTGCTGTTGCGCTTTTTGCCATTTATTTTATTCGTTAAAAAGGTCATCAAATTTACTTACCGTGTCTTTAATTCCTGGAGTTGAAGTCTCTAAAGAGAAGTCAGTCGAATGACTTCCTAAAGTCTCAGTTAAGGAGTTAGTTGCCTGAGGGGCTGTAGCTGTAGGAGTTTCGTCCTCTGCTGAACCTGGTGTTAAGTAATTTTGTAACTGCTTTTTAATGAACTCATAATCGTATTGAGTATGAATCTCAACAGGGTGTGGTTGGTTCTTTAACCATAAATCAACTTGCGCTGCATTATCTGACAACGGAGTTTGTTTAGGTCTAATACGAACCGATGTGGTTGGATATGGGTTACCTGCAGCAACTTCTACTACTAAGTCCCATCCATTCATTACGTCTGTGTAATCTCCTACTTCTTCGTCTTGAGCTAATGCTAATAACGCTTTGTAGATTGTTACACCAAATCCCCATAAACGAACACCTTTATCTTCTTCACCTTTTACAATTACTGGTGCGAAAATACGTGTCTTGGGGTTAAGTTTACCGGCTAATGTCCAGTTATCCTTATCTGAAGTCTTCTTTAATTCCTTAATGAACTCTTCAATAGGATCTTGTTTTCCGAAGTTAGATAAAGCGGCCATTGGGTATTTACCAATTCCATAGTGAAACTTCACTTCCTTAAATGGAAGATTAGGATCATACATAGAAGGTACAATACGAATAGTGCTCTTACCGATTTCGGGTTTCCAGAAGGTAGCTGAATAGTCTACTTTCTCTCTTTCTTGTCCGCCGTTGTTTAACGCAGACAGCTTTGCTTTGATTGCATCTAGATTCATAATATAACTTTAATTGTTTATAACTTATTAAATATACGAACTTTCTCTTAATTATCCAACTCTAC